GTTTAAATAAACCAATTTATTTTTTTGGTTAGATTAATCAATAACTTCATCAATCTTACTTTCAGAAACTGAAGTGATTCTCCACTCATGGGTAAACCCTTGATATTTTTCAGTAACTTTGGCCTCAACATCCGTAACCGAATAGCCTTTCACAAGTTTTTCTTCTCTAATTTTTTTAATTTTACCACTGTTTTCATCAGGTAAATCGTATTGAACTTTTGCGACAAAAAATTTTTCTTCCATAATTTAAATTTATTTTCCCAAATAATCGGTTAACTTTCTCATTAAGTCAACCCCTTTCGATTGAAATTCTGAATTTTCAGGTGATTTATATTTTTTTTCTTCCTCTAAATTCTCTTCATACATCTCTCTATCTTCAGGTTTACCGAATAAGTAAGCTCCCGGAGTTGATGGTGATGAAACCAAATCAAAACAAATTAATTCAAAATCATCTTGAACTTCGTTTCTATCCCCAACTTTTTTCAAAGAACCTACTCCTCTTGAAGAAACTCCCATGGTTACACCTTGTCTCATTAAGTTAGCCGCTTGGTCTCCTTTCGTGGATACAATACCTCTTTCGTGAAATCCTGGTGATGTCAATAATTTAAGTTTACCCATTAGAATATTTTTATCCCACCAAATATCTGTGATGATGTGTGATACCCTATCTAAGTCAATTAAAGACGATTCAGGGTGATTAAGTTCTGAAGTCGATAATCCCTTGGCAATTGCCTTTTTGTAGTTATCCGCTTCTCTTTTCAATATCCTTTCAGGATAAAATCTACCATTTCTATTTGGGGTGTCATATTTTTGTAACACCGCGTAAAACTCAAATGGGTTTCTATAGTCCAAATTAGCCGCCTCTTTTAATATATCTGCATTACGTATATCTTTTGGTGACACCCAACCTGCATCCGTTTCAATTAAAATGCCATGTCCGACTTCATTTGCTTCTAAAATTCTTAATTGTTTCATCAATAGTTTTTAAGATAAATATATCGATATCTCATCTTTATTTACTTTTTGATATAGAAAAGGTAAAGAATTCGTTTTCAACCACATTATCTTTAACAATGTTCTTAATTATTTGTTTAACAGACTCTTTTAATTCGGGGGACTTGAAATCTATTTCTTTTGTGGTGTAGAGATTAACCTCTAAATTAAAAAATGATTTTTTACCCTTACATAATCCACTTGACCTTAAATCTAAATCAACTATGTTCTGTTCCTTAAATAAATTAGTATCAATTGAGTTAAATACGGAATGTTTTATTTCTTTACTTAAATTACTCACGACTCTATTCCAATTATCGTGTTCAAATTTGGGGGAGACCCACGATTGAATGTTAATGTATAATGATTTCAAATTCTTTGAATCCACGGTACCATATACCGATTTAATTGGATTGAACAAATTCAATCTTACACTTTTTCCTTTTTTCATTAATTATCATTCTTACTTCTGTTTATTTTTTTTATAAAAATAACAAAAATATTATATGTTGTCAAAATTTTTCTGTTAAATTGTGATATTTGTAATATATGATTATAGTAGAAATTAATAATAACGAGATTGAGAAAGCGTTAAAGTCTTTCAAATACAAGGTAAATAAAACTAAACAGAATAAAATTCTTTTAGATAAAAAAGAATTTGTTAAAAAATCTATTGCTAGGAGAAATCAAATATTAAAAGCGTCCTACACACAAAAAATTAAAAATTCATTAGATTGACTCTTCTAAATTTTTTAATTTAAGAAAATTTAATTGGTCAAACTTTTCAGTTTTTAATTTATTGATAGTTTCTGATAATTTTGTTTTTAATTCAAACTCCTGTTCTTTCTCCAACATTAAATTAAGTTTTGTGATTGTACTTTCACGAATTTTCTCAAACTTATCCTCAAGAATTTCTGTATCTTCGGAAATTAATTGGATAAATTCTTTTTTTGAGGATTCATCTAAAGTATCAATATATTTTTGTAATGTTTGATTTGCAATACTCACCATTGATTTTAACGGTAAGTTAACAGACTCTTTTATCGGTGTTCCATTTGATGTTAAAACATTAGTAATATTCTTTTTCGAATTAACTCTTTCCAATAAATTTAATTTGTTTGAGTACACAAGAGAATCAATATCAGAATATTTATTCTCAATATTTTCTGATAAAGTTTTTGGTAACTTAATATTCGGTAATATTTGTTGGATTAAATTAACACCTTCATCTAAAAAATCTTTGGCATCGGATTCATTTAATCCCTGTGGAGTACTTAATTGGTTATACAACGAATACAACTTTGCCATATGTTTATTGTTCAGAACATTGTGTTTGAACTCTTTCAAAGATTTTTTGAATTCTTTTTCATCCTTGTAGGATTCGATAAGATTTTTTTCAATTTGAGATTTAATTTGTCCGAAAGTCATTATACTATATTTTGAATATAAATATTACGAATTTAATAACTTATCCAATTCTTTTGAAATTTCTCCTAAAGATTCTTGTGCTTGACCTAAATCAAGTATTTTGGAACCCTCTAAAAGATTGGATTCAACTAATAGATTCATGTTTTTATTTTTGGACTCGGGTGTCACTTCCGCCTCTCCTCCCGCAGGTGGTGGTGATTCTACTCCTCCCGCTGGTGGCATTTCTTCACCTCCCATTGGTGGTAATCCTCCCATGTCACTACCTAATGGTGGTTCTCCTCCTTCAGGTGGTGTTTGTCCCGGAGCGGCAGGTTTCCCATTAGTCCCATATAATTTATCAATATTATCAAAAATACCTGTTTTAGATATCACTGTAGGTGTTGCTTTAAGTTCTTCACCAACCGCTCTTTCAATTCTTTGTTGTTGTAAATCTAATCTAATTTCTTCATCAGACCATCCAAATATGTGTTTCTTAGCCCACGTTGATGATGTCGGTTGAATACCATTTCCTGGGTCGGCAACTAAATCTTTATATAATAAAACTTTTTCTTTCCAAACATCAATTTTTAATAAATCCGCTTGTGTCGATGGGTTAGTTAACCCTAATGTAAAGTTTTGTAATTCATCTTCAAAACCTAATAAAAACAAATGGACGATTGCGATTTTATTTAACTCAGCAATCATACTTTTTTGAATTCTATTTATTGTTCTCGCAAAACGAATATCTTGTAATGATAAATTTTTACCATCCCCAACAACTTCCTCAAATCCTAAGAATGCCTTAGGGACACGAAGAGCGGTTAATAATTTCTTTTGAATGTATTCTATATCGGCAATCTCTGATAAGTTTGTCGCTCCCGGTAATGTTGTGATTGGGTCCGGTGATGCCGGGTCACGAACAGGAATAAAATAATCTTGGTCAACAGCCATTTGGTTAAATCTCATATCAACATTCCCTGTCTTTGAATCCACGACTTGTTCTCTTTTGAATTTGTTTGCGACACGATTAACATATGCTTCAACGTCATCATCGTTCATGTTTCCAACAAACACTTTAAACATTCTTCTTTCAGGTGCTCTTGATGTTCTGTAAATCAACATTGCGTCTTCAGATAACAATAATTGTTTCCAAATACGTCTCGCCTTTTCCAACATTGAGGTTCCATAAGGTAATTTTCTATCATCACCTAATAATCTAAAGTGAGCAATTTCCCATGATTGAAATTCCATATTTCTATTCTTCCAAGTGAAATGTAAGGCTTTCTTATCTTCATCTTTTTCTTTTGTGATGTCTTGTGAAATTCTACCTGAAACACCAATCTCATGTCTTTCAATCTCAATTGTTGGTAATTGCTGACAACCAATAATACCTTTTTCAGGGTCTAATTTTAAGTAGACGAAGTTATCACCATATTTACATGTGTTTCTTGTCCACATTGGTAAATTGGTGTTAATATCAAGCGCATTGTTAAATAATTCCGCTAAAACAGATTTAATTCTTTTTGATTCTGAAAAAATTTGAAGAATAAAACCATCTTCATTTGTCGTTGTAGATTCTTCAGAATATATGTCTAACGCTGCGGAAATTTCCGGAGTATACTCCATGGATTCATAATCGTATTGTGCAGACAATCTCGATGGTTCATAATATATTGCTTGTGAATATAAATTATTTTCAACTTTAGCCCATTGGTTTGTTAAATAATATGTTTGTTGGGCTTGAAGTTTCTCTCTTTCAAAATCATCTCTATTTGTTGTTCTTAAAAGTTCTTTTTTATCAAACTTAAAAGTTGGATAGTCTTGTTTTAATAAAGAGTTTGGCCCGAATGTCTTGGACAACCTTTGCCAGACCGTAAGATTGTTTTCGCTCATAATTTAAATTTACTAATTACCTTGATAATATAAATAGTTAGCGAGCACCAAATAACCATCCATATTTTTGATAATCAGCTCTTGTTACTTCACCATTATTACTTAAATTACCATTCCGACCCATTTGAGGAACCATAGGGTTGAAAAAATCAGATGAGTTTTTATTTTCATTTACAGTCGTCGCCCATGAATTTAACATCGCCTTTGTATGATTGGTAACTTTTTCCAAAGATTGGAATGACTTTTCCGCAACATATAATGCCATGGATACAGACATAATACAATCGTCATGATGACCTTTTTGATGGTCGGGTCTACCATTCACATAGACAAACGTATTCATTTCATTGTATAGTCGATTTGAATATAATTTAAATCCATGTCTAACACCTTCTTCAAACGCGGCAATAATCTGAACCCTTTTTGAATTAAAGTTAATACCAGGTATTTTATCGTTTATTTTTGGGTCCCATTTCCACTTATTACTTGTGTCAACGTTATCAACATATAAACCTCCTTGATAATTTAACTCTTGTAGTTTTCTTGCGGTGGAAATACCCATACCTCCGGTGATATCAATCACACAATAGGCGTTATACATTGTTCCCCACTTATACGCAATCTCCGCCAACACATCAGGCGGAACTTTTGAAACATATTCCAATACTTGTTCTCTGGTGTCAAAATCAATAATCTGTATACACGAGAAATCTTCAGAATCCCCTCTTGATACATCGACACCCATAACATATTTGTGACCATTCACAGGTTCTTCA